CGACGCAGTGCTGACGGGCAGCATCACGACGAAGATCTCGGGTGCTGTGACGTGGGCGGCTCCTGGAGGTGGCGCATGACGTTGCTGTCTGCAGACCAGATCCTGTCGGCCAATGACCGCGGCGCCGAGACGGTCGATGTGGCCGAGTGGAACGGCGCGGTGCTGATTGGCGTCATGTCGGGCGCCGCGCGCGATGCACTGATGAGTGCGGCGATGCGCGAGGGCGGTATGCCGGTTGGCGAGTATCAGGCGCTCCTGCTTTCGCTCACCATCGTCGACGCGGCGGGCAATGCACTGTTCACCGGTGACCAGGTGAAGCAACTGCAAGACAAGAGCAAAGACGTGCTCGACCGGCTTGCTGCGGTCGCGACACGTCTTAACGGTATCGGCGCGAAGGCAGCGGAGGATGTTGCAAAAAACTCCGAAGCCGCCCCGAGCGGCGATTCTGGCTCCGGCTCTCCCTCGCCTACGGCGTCCCCGTCCGACAGCTCCAGCGACAAATTGATTCAAGAGAGTTCGCCGAGCTGATGGAGTTTGATCTGCTCGAGCCGATAGGTGGCCCGGGCGATGACGTGCGCATGGGGATGATTGCCTCGACGATTGCCAATACGAATCGCGATCCCGAGAAAAGGCCTGAGCCGTTCGATCCGATCGACTTCATACCTTGGGCTGTCGCGGCCGAGCGGGATGACGACGCGCCGATCGAGCTCGAAGACGACGTTGCGCAGTCGAACCTGATACGGGCCGCGATTTTCGGCAAGCGGCACGCCTGATGGCAACGACGAAAACCGCCCGGTGACGACGCCGGGCGGTTCTTTTTTTGGGAGTGGGCGGTGAGCGACCAGATCGGCAAGGGCGTTATCAGTTTCGAGGCCGATGGCTCGGGGCTTCGCGCGGAGATGAACACGACCGCGGACGCGGTCCAGAATCTTGGCGACAAGCTGACGCAGACGGGCAACGACGGTTCGGCGGCGCTTGAGGGCATTTCCGTATCGGCGACCGAGATGTCGACGCAGGCGAGCGCGGCGGTAGCGCGCTTTCTCGATAGCCTGAACCGGCAGACGATCGCGATGGAGGGCGGCAAGGTTGCGCTGCTCGAGTATCGGGCCGCGCAGCTCGGCGCGACAAACGACGCGCAGCAGTATTTCGACCGCATGCGCGCGGTCGAATCGCAAACGCAGGCTGCAGCTGCAGCACAGAATCAACTTAACGCGGCCATGACACAGGCCGCGAGCGATAACGCGTTTCTCGACTCGCTGAAGAGCCAGGCTGATACGTACGGTCTGACGAAAACGCAGCTGCTCGAGTATCAGGCGGCGCAGCGCGGCCTGCAGGCCGAAGCGTCTTCGCTGATCGCACGGCTTGCCGCGCAGGAGCAGCAGACGAAAGCCGCGGCGGCCGCGCAGCAGCAACTCAATGACACGATGACGCGTGCCGCACAGGACAACGCGTTTCTGACGTCGCTGAATGCGCGCGCGAACGCACTTGGCAAGACGACGTCGCAGCTGCTCGCCGAGCAGGCCGCCGAGCGTGGTCTGTCGACCGAAGCGGCCGCGGCGATCGCCAAACTCAAGGCGCACGAAGATGCGACTGAGGCAGCGGGGCACTCGGCCGAAGGCTTTGGGCTGAAGACCGCCGGCGCGCGCAAGGAAGTTGCCGTGCTGGTGCATGAGCTCGCGACGGGCAATATCAAGAATTTCGGCGGCTCGCTGCTCGTGCTCGGCGAGCGCATGGATATTCTCGGTGCGTTGTTTTCTCCCGCGGCACTCGGCATTGCGGCGGTCGTCGCCGGCGTCGGGGCACTTGCGTTTGCGGCGGTGAAGGGAGCGGAGCAGCAGGACCAGTTCAATAAGGCGATGCAGGCGACCGCTGGCTTCGCGGGCGTCACGAGCAATCAGTTGGGCGCGACCGCTGTGCAGATCGCGGCGCTCGGCGTGCCGCTCACGAAAGCGAATTCGCTGCTGATCGACGTAGTCGCTACGGGAAAGATAAGCGGTCAGGCGATCGAGTCGGTCGCCGCGGCTTCTGCGCTGCTCGCGGAGGCAACAGGGCAGGATGCGGCGGAGATCGTGCAGAAGTTTGCCGAAATGTCGTCGAACGTTGCCGACGGCGCCGCGAAGATGTCGGAGCAGTACCATTTTCTGACCGCCGCACAGTACGACGAGATCAAGGCGCTACAGGAGCACGGCAACACGCAGGGCGCGCTGAAGGTCACGGCGGATGCACTTACTAGCAGTCTCGAGGCGCAAAAGGCGCCGCTCGGCACGCTGCCAACGATTCTGCACGAGGCCGCCGCGGCATGGTCGTCGTTCTGGCAGGCCGCGATGAACGCTGGCAAGCCCGATACGCCGACCGACCGGCTCAATGAGTTGCGAGAGCAGCTCGCGCAGCAAAAAGCGTTGCTCGCCAGCGGCTCGAGCTCGGCGCTTAGTTACCAGATCGGCGCACCGCAGTCAGGGCCGTCGAGCTCGGCGTACAACTATCAGATCGGCGCGCCGCGCGGCGCGCTGGCGCCTGCGGCGCAGGCGCAGCAGATGATTGCGAATCTCGAGCAGGAGATCGCATCCGTGTCGCGCGACGCCGAGCGGCATCAGAATTCGGTCGACCTGGCCGGACTGTACAAGCGTCAGGAGCAGGCTGCGCTTGACGCGTCGATCGCTGTGGATAAGTTGTCGAATTCGTTTGACAAGAGTTACGAGAAGCAAAAAGCACTGCGCGATCTGCAGCAGCAGTTCACGCGGCTCTTTAACGATCCGTCCGATCCGACGCATCAAAATCCGCGGCTGCGCGGCGTCGTTCAGAACGCGAACGGCACATTCAGCGGCGGCGAGTACGACAAGCTGGTCAAGGGCATTAACGATCGCAACAAGCCGAGCACGGCGGTCGACACGGCGACGCTGAATGCGCAGGTAAAGGATGTGCAGGACGCGCTGAAGACGATCAATAGCGCCTACCAGAACAGCGAAACCTTGCTCGAGGCGGCGCACAACGCCGGCACGATCTCGGACGCTCAGTTTTACCAGCGGCAGCGCGACGAGATTGCGAAGACTGCGAACGCGCAGACCGCGCAGCTCGAGCGCGAGAAGACGATTCTTGAGGGCCACAAGGCGAGCGGCGCGGAGCAGGTCCGTATCAACCAGCAGATCCGCGACGTCGAGCAGCAGCTGCAGAAGGTACGCGACGATACGGCGGCGAAGTTTCAGAAGAACGTCGATGCTGAAGCAGCGGCGCTCAAAAAGCGCAAGGCTGCATTCGCGGACTTCCAGTCGGCGCTCCATCAGCAGCTCGACACGCAACAAAACGGCGTCGACATACAGGTGGCGAGTGTCGGCCGCGGGACGACCGAGTCGCAGCAGCTGCAGCAGCTCAACGCGCTGCAGCGCTCCTACGATGCGCAGCGCACGCGCATCGCCTCGCAGGCGGCCAAGGTCGATCCGCAAAGCGATCAGTACAGTCTGTATCAGGATGAGCTAAAGGCGCTGCAGGATGCCAACGACCGTGCGATTGCGATCACGAAGGATGGTTTCGATCGGATGCGCGCGGCGCAGGACGACTGGAAAAACGGCGCGACCCAGGCCTTCGAGAACTACGCCGACTCGGCCAGCAACATCGCCGGGCAGGTGTCGTCCACCTTCGCGGACGCGTTCCGCGGAATGGAGGACGCGCTGGTCACGTTCGCGACGACGGGCAAACTCAGTTTCTCGAGCTTCGCCACGAGCGTGATTGCGGACATCGTTCGCATTCAGGCACGTAGCGCGATCTCGGGTGTGCTTGGACTGGCCGAAAGCGCAGTCGGCAGTTACTTCGGGGGCGGCGGCGCGGCTGCTGGCGCCGCGAGTGGCGTGAACGCGTACGGCTTCCATCTCGCGGGCGGCGGTTCCGTTAGCGGCCCGGGTACGTCGACGTCGGACTCGATTCAGACATGGCTGTCCAACGGTGAATACGTTATCAACGCGGCGGCAGTGAGGCGCATCGGCGTCGCAAATCTCGACGCAATTAACGATGGTCGCGGCGGGGATGCGTGGCGTCGTTATGCATCGGGTGGGTATGTCAGCAGCGCGGCGCGCAGTGTTTCCGGAAGCGGTGGAAACGTTGTGCAACTCGGCGGGGTCACGGTGCAGGGCGGCGGTGATTCTGCGGATCCGGGTAGCGGGCTCTCGCTCGCGAAGAACATCGATCGCCGCATCCGTCAGGTCACCGTCGAGGAAATTGCGAAAGCGAACCGGCAGGGCGGTGCCAACTGGCAGATCAGGACGGGGAGTGCCCGATGACCGATGCAATTGAAACCTTCACGTGGGCACCGGCACTGGAAGCGCAGGGTGATACGACCTTCAACGTCCTCAGTGCGGCATTTGGCGACGGATACACGCAGGCTGCGGCGAATGGAATCAACAACCAGTCCGATTCGTGGCCGCTGACGTTCGTCGGCACGTACCAGAAGATCGCCGATATCAAGGCGTTTCTCGACGACAAGCAAGGCTATAAGGCGTTCTACTGGACTCCGCCGATGGGCGTGCAGGCGCTATTTCGCTGCGAGAAATACAGTCGCATCGCCCATACCGGCACGGTGTTCACCCTGACTGCGCAATTCGATCAGACCTTCGCACCTTGACATGACAAACCTTCAGAAAATCAATCTCGGCACCGCGCCGAGCGGGCAGGACGGTGACACCGCGCGCAGCGGCAACACGAAGATGAACGCCAACGTCGACGTGCTGAGCGCACAGGCGACGCTGACGTCGGTGCCGACCATCACCGCGCCTCAGACCTTGACGGTTGACCATCTGGGCAAGCGCGTGAGCATTTCGCTTGCCGACAATGGCCCCGTCAGTCCGCCGCCGGCGTCGACATGCCCGGCAGACAGCGTAATTCTGTTGCGCAACGTCGGCACCAAGGTCGTCGCGCTTCCGCCTGCTACGGGGTCGGGCGATGATGTCGCGCTCGCGCTGCTCGCACCGGGCGAAGGTGCATTGATGGACACGGATGGCGTGCACGCGTGGAACGTATTGCTACGCGGCCGGACGCTGGCCGATGACGAAACGGTCGTCGGTAACCTATCGGTCGGCAAGAAGCTGTCGGTGGGCGGCGACGCGACGGTCACGGGTGGCCTGTCGATCGGCGACGCAGAATCGGCGGTGACCATCGGTGCCGATGGCACCGCGAGCTTTCCGGTACGCCCGCAGGTTGGCGGCAAAGTAATTTGGGATCTAGGAAATCTCCCGTCGCCGATGACGCTGGACACAGCTCAGGTGGTCGCGGCCGCGAAGATTTTCAAAAGCGTGCTCGCGATCTCGCCTA